CCAACATGTTAACGCACACCCTTCTTAATATGCCAAAATGCAACAACCCTCACCAAAGTTGAACTGAATCGGTTTCCACACGATTTTACATTCCAGCATACCTCAAAAAGCATGCAACATGCTTCGCCCGCACCTTGCTCCCACAGGCTATTGTACGGACTTCTTCAATTTTCCTCACGGAACGAAGCGAAGCACCCACTGTATTCTTTTCCAAGAATCGTTTCCCACAGTGCCAGTGTCATATTCCCCTCCTAGTTTTAAAGGCAGAGCTAAGCATGATCGTTCCTAGGAACTTCCATATACAGAATACATGGTGTCGCCTTAGAAGCTCTCCCGAAATTTCGGCCAGATCAAAATGTCTTGTGCAAATTCTATGATCCACGGATAGAAGCCAGTAAGCACTTCATATCAATATCGCACACACATTAAGTATTTTAAGGGAATAAATTGCCTTAAAATACTTATTAAGACGTACACCATCTAAAAGATGACGGACATGAATTTAATTGGGTCCTTTGCGTTCTTGATCAACTCAGCTGGTGTACTACTTAAAGTTCTCAGCTGTTTGGCCACGATCAAACCCATGGATCTAGCTTTGGCGATTGGCGCTTCATAGCCTGATCCTTTCCATGCACCGTACAAACCTCTGTAGATGGTGATACGCACATCAGTTTCGATTCCGGTCTCGTACCTGATGAGATCACGCTCTAGAGACGTGTAAGCCTTCAACAACAACTGTTTGCGATCCAGTTCCTCTTCTCTAAGTCTAAGCTTATCCTTCACTGCAGTTATGTAGGAATTTATGCCAGACTCGAGGAAAGAATATTTCTGGAAGTAGTAGCTGTCATCTCGATGTACACGTGTTAAACGTTTGACATTCTTCTCGCGAATTGGTGCTTCTTTACAGATTCCACCCTGAACTGGATGCGTGCTGAGAATGCAATCAACAATTTCTGGATCAACTTTGAAAAGTTCTGATGAAAACCTTTTAAATTGCTCCATTAATGTGTCAAGCACTGGATCAGAACCACCACGTGACCTAACTTCTTCAACTCGTACTAACGATGCTTGAAGATATGAAGCCAAGTCAAATGGCAATCCTGTCTCAACGCGGCCGTGTACCAGAGTAGATACTGCGCGAGCAAGATATTGTGACATCTTAGAGTCTGAGGCTCTTGTGTCAACACGGAGAAATTCTCCTATTGTACCCAGGTTTGTCTTACTAACCTGAGCGCGGATGCCGATTTCTTTAGCATTCCTGATCAGCTGGATTGCGTTACTTAGGTTCGGCGCACCACCATACATGTCATCTCCATTGTGCAGAGAATAAACCATCAGGCTGTCCAACTTAGCATGCATGAGATAGACTCTATTAAGAACAGTGTTCATGTAAGAAGTCAATCGCCAGCCGCTCATGAGGGTGCCGTTAATCGCTACTGTCTCACCAGTTGTGTTAAATCTAACGCTCATACATTCTAGACTGTCATGAGTCCATTCTGCTGATTGATATTGCTCTTCACTCAAAAATGGCTTGTAGCAATCAATCCATGCCCTCATAACTGCCTGCATGCTTGCAATTGAATGCTGACTATTAAAGTCATCATAATCAAAGCAAACAGGCACTGTGTCTTTGAACTTGTGAACACTTGATTTCACGATACTGTCAGTTGCGAACTTGCCGACAGGGAAACATGATGGTAGTGTGTCTTCACAGTTGCTCATCGCGAAATCAGCATGCAAAAACGAAGTAACATCACATCCATACAAGGCACGAACTTTACCCCATTCATACTTCGTGCTAGTCGTAGCATAAATTTCAGGGTGGCGTCTGAGCCAGTAGGAGTGATCTCCTTCAGGTGTGCAAGCAAACCAGCAAGACTTAAGCTTAGCCTCTCTGGGTAGAGCTGACTTGATAGCTAAGTCTGCATCGTATTGACTAACGATTGAGCCATTCGGCATTGAAGACCATCGAGTGTTCCAGTAATCACCCCACTTAATGTTCATCGGCTTTCGGCCTTCACTCAACCCTGATTTGAAAATCCAGGTCGCGTTTTGATAAACCACTTCTGCAGGTATGGGCACTGTATTCGATTCAACTCGATTTTGTTTTTCTTTTTCCCAGTCAACTTCTGCACTCACTCTGTTGAACAAAACTTGCAGCTCGTAAAGTACAGCAAGATCATTGCGGAATACTGTTTGGCTTTGTTTTGCCGCACCGCTCTCGTTCTTAAGCATGTCCATATACTCCCGGTAGTTCGAAGTAACGCGCAGCATCCATAGCAAATGATAAACTGCAAAAATCGGAGCAACAAGAGCATACATCACGTGTGTGATAAATGACACTCTGTTGTCAAGACCATGAGTTTCATATACTAAGAACAATGCATTGATAACTTCGTTAACAGCGAGTCGATGTTGTGGACTGCCAGTTTCCAAGAATTTTTCGTAACAAGCTTTTAGTTCATATTTATTTACATGTAAATGGTGAAATTGTGTTATTTTTGTTTTAGGTAGGTCAGAAGCGAAATCGAACAATAATTGCGGATCAACAATTGGCCTATACACATCAACATGTGGTACAAAGTTGTAAAAATCTTGATGGTTTTCGAAGGTCAATCCAGAATGCAAGTTTCCAGAAATCATACCTCCGGCAATCGGCATAGTTGATGGTGTGTAGTTAGAAATTGACATAGTATTTACATACCAACACACTATGTTGCGTCTCTTAATGCGCAGACCCCATACTTTCTCGTCAGTGATAGGAAGCACAAAAGCATAATCAACATTGTGAGTTGGACAATCATCATTAGAAACAAACATTAAAATATATTTACAGTTTTCGGGCAACGAATTATCTAAATTCTCATCTAGGTACAAGGGAACTGGGTTGTGGTATTTCGATCTGTCATGTTGATCAGATCTTACACTTCCTCCAGTTCGCCATCCTCCTGGACAAGAGCTTCTGCTGGCTGCAAGTCTACCGTGTCCATAGGCAATGATTGTGAAAGGACAACTGGTGCTCTTGGTTGACTCACAGCCAGTGCAAAACCCTGGAACCTATATTTCAAGGCAGTCGGGTCTGTCTTCATTGGCAGTGCTGTCATTTTGTCAGACGCCAAAGGCTTAGGATAAACCGTAATGGTACGGTACCTAGGCATGTAACCACTAACATGTTTTCCATTATTAATGATAACATATCCCTTGACATGAATTTTCGCTGACATAGTGAGCTTGTCAATAATGTTAGGCAACGTCATCCAGTTGTGTTTGCGTGCATTGATATAACGAACAGGGAACCTGTAAGTTGACGCACCAACCCTACCAGGCGGAAGAACTGGCACTACTTGTCCGTTTGAATTAGCAGCCCAGTTACGCGAAGCGCGTCCAGTCGCACTATCAAACAATGTTGCGTTCAGACCTCCCAGTCTGAATAGAGACATTGCTTTATTAGCATCGTCTGAAGACACGGTCGTAAGTTCCGCAGTCAAAGAGTTGTAGTGAAGCGTGGTTGTATATTCAAGCGAATTATTGAAGTAACGGTCATCGTTAATACCCATCGAAAGAATGGGAAAGAGAGCCGGCTTCAATTCGCGACAAACGAGATGTTTGGTACTCTCTCCACCGTGATGCGTTTCATACACATCGTAACCGTCTATAACATTGTCAACAACCTCAGCAATGACGTCGTTGGCCAACGGTACAGTGGCTAGAAGGTGTGAATAACAGTCAACACCAGCGTGAGTGTCCCAAAGCAGCTCAAAAGGCTTTCCAAACCTGTATGAAGTTGCCTCACAAAATAGTTTGTAAGGAGTCGATGTTTGAAAGCTTGTGATACCAAGCTGATACAAAGAGTGTTCAACACCATCAGGATTGCTGGTCAGAATTTCAAACAAACCAGTGTAGAATGCCTCGCATGCAGCAATCGCATGAATTAACATACGGTCAGGCTGATTGGCGTAACCAGCCCAGGTCAGTGCCCTGTCAGGATGAGGCTCATAAGGCGAACCCTGCGTGAGCTGACCCATAAAACCACGAATACTTGAAACCTTAGGCAAATAAACTTGGCCGATAGGAGAAATCCAGCCGTGTGCTTCAGCGCAACGAGGCAAAGGAGCATACATTGCATTGACAACAGTAAGGTAAGCCAAATCAAAATCACTAGTAACCCTGTTAGCAAAAATGTACTTCCGCATAACGATATCAACTTCGACATCAGTCATATTGTTCACAATTTCGTAGTTAACGCCGTGTTTGGTAGTAGCAGGCAAGAACAAAGTATTGACAAGAGTCTGAGAGCCAAAAGCAATTCGCAAGGGGTAAGAACATTCAATTTCGCCGATAAGAGTACAGAAGATGTTAAATTCACGAGAAGTCAAGTTTTCGAGGTTAGGACAGTAAAAGTCAGGTTGAATAGTTTCGTTTTCGTCATATCGCACAATGATGAAAGATTGGTTGAAGTTAAGGCCGGTCCAGGGTTCGAAGCTACGCTTAAGGAAATTTCCATAACTGATGTTGAGATGTCCATCGTCATAGAAGAGGTCCGTGGGCTTCACTTCAAAATCGGCGGGCTTAGACTTCAAGATGCGTGACACGCGGAGCATGTTGATGAGAACCGAAACGTGGTTCTCACTACCAAGGGTGGCAATGAGAGGAGAGATAGCGGCGATCGTGTTGGTACGGAAATAGCTGTTAAGCTTAAGAGCATCGAAGATGCACTTTTCGTCGATACGACCATCGTCATTGATAAACCTCACATTAGTTCCTGAAAAGTTCGGCACATCTTCCACCATGTGAGCCTTAAGGATTCCAAAAGGGCTTAACATGTTGGAGAAGATGGCACCACGCCGTTTGAATTGATGAGTAAACTCACCAGTAAGGCTAAGATCAACATCTGCCTTGATTCCATATTTAACGCTTTTATGAAGCGTTTTGAAATTGGCTTGGACGTTGGTCATAGGACCGGTAAGCTGGTCAAGTAGAACAAA